TCGAACTCGAGCCGATGGACGACGAGGAGGAGGCGACAGAGGGGGAACCGGGGACGCCTCAGCAGCAGGTGGGCCCTACGCCGCCTGGCGACAGTGGGACGACCCAGACGCCCGGTACTACCAGTACCTCGCCCCCTTCGCCTACCACTTCAAATACCGTCCCGGCGACATCAATGCTCTGACGCTGTTGGAGTTCGACATCCTCGCCGAGGCGTCGGACAAGCTGGCGAAGGACGCTGAGATGGTGGACTAGGCGGTCGCCTTCAATGGCAGGTGGCAGCGCGGGCAGCTGGCTTTCTCTCCGGCGCGGCGACTCGCGGAACCCGCGAGCGCCGCGACGGCCAGGAAGGCTGCGATTGCGGCGACGATGCTGAGCCACGCCGGATGCACCGCGGCCGGCCAGAGGATGAGACGCCCGATGCCTCCGCCGGCGCTGTCGGGGCTGAATGAGCTGATGGCGTTGACGATGGCGGCGACGACGGAGCCGAACTCGAGGAGCGCGAGCCAGGCGAGGAATCCGGCCCAGCCGCGCTTCTCGTCGGGCTTTACGTCCTGGTCGCAGTTGCTGCAGTGGGCGGCCTCGTTGGCTCTGGTTTCGTTGCTCACTTCATCCCCCCTGTGGCGGTTGTGGCCGGATGCTGCCACCGCCGGTGAGGGCGGTCAACCCGCGGGAGGTCGCATGGTTGCCACAGTGCAGCTACGCACGGGCGGAGACCTGAAGCGGATCTCCCGTGAGCTGCGGAGCATGGGAAACAAGGAGCTGAAGAAGCGGTTTGGCAAGGAGTTGCGGGCTGCCGCGAAACCGATGGTGCCGGCGGTGCGGCAGGCCATCCGCCAGATCCCCTCCAAGCGCCCCTATTCGGCTGACGGCCTGCGCGGGCATCTGTCGAGGGCGACGAAGCTCGAGGTCCGCACCACTGGCAAGGACGCGGGCGTCCGGATCCGCGTCGACGGCCGGAAGATGCCGGACAAGCAGAAGGCGCTGCAGGCGTACATGGAGGGCCTGAAACGGCCCTGGCGGCACCCAGTGTTCGGCAACCGCGAGGTCTGGGTGAAGCAGGAGCCGTCCCCCTACTTCTACAAGACGGTCCGGCCGTTGGGGATGCGGGCTCGGACGAACGTAAACCGCGCCATCGATCGGGTGGCCAAGGACATCACCTGACCGGCCGCCGGCCGCGTCCCGAACCTGTGGGGAGGCGGCCGTGGGCAGCATCACGACTCGTGTCCTGTACGACTTGGTGGCTCGCGACAACGCCAGCCGGACATTCCTGCGGGTGGGTGAGGCTGCCGGCGGCCTGGAGTCCCGGGCATCGAAGGTCGGGGCGGCGATCAGCAAAGGCCTGAAGGTCGGCACCCTGGCCGCGGGCGCGTTCGCTGTCGCCAGCGTGCACGCGGCTGCTGACTTCCAGACGTCGATGACGAAGATCAGCACCCAGGCGGGCGGCAGCGCCAAGGACGTCAAGGTGCTGTCGGACCAGGTACTGAAGCTGGGCGGGAAGGTGCAGCAGGCGCCCGAGCAGCTTGCCGACTCGCTGTACCACCTCAAGAGCGTCGGCATGGACAACGTCGACGCGATGAAGGCCCTCAAGCAGGCGTCTGACCTGGCGGCGGTCGGTGGCGCGGGCTTGGAGGAGACCACCAACGCCTTGGCCGGCGCGTGGCGGACCGGCATCAAGGGCGCCGGCAACTTCCACGAAGCCGTGAGCACGGTCAACGCCATCATCGGCGCTGGCAACATGCGCATGGAGGACTTCAACGCGGCGATCGGCACCGGCATTCTGGCCTCGGCCAAGACGTTCGGGCTCAGCCTGAACCAGGTCGGTGCCGCCCTGGCCCTGATGACCGATGAGGGCATCCCGGCGACCGACGCTGCGACCCGTCTGCGTATGTCCTTCTCTTTGCTGGGTGCGCCGTCGCAGGCGGCCGAGAAGCAGCTGAAGAAGATCGGCCTTACCGGCTTGGACCTAGCGAAGGCCATGCGTGGCCCGCAGGGTCTGATCGGGGCGGTCTCCCTTCTGAAGGAGCACCTCGACAAGAGCGGCATGTCGGCGGCGCAGGAGTCGCAACTCCTGTCCCGCGCGTTCGGTGGCGGTCGGTCGTCCAGTGGCATCCTGACCCTGCTCAACAACCTCGATGTGTTGCGCAAAAAGCAGGACCAGGTCAACAAGTCGACCGGCAACTTCGATGCGGCGGTCAAGCGGCAGCGGCAGACCGCCGAGGCCGAGTGGAAGCGGCTGGAGTCTGCCCTGGAGTCGGGTTCCGTGCGGCTGGGCACCGTGCTGCTGCCCCCGGTCACGTCGTTCGTGACCTTCCTGAACGACAAGGCCATGCCGGCTGCATCCCGCTTCGGGCGGATCCTGGGCAGCCTGGTGCCGGTTCAGCAGATCAAGGGAGCCATCCGCGAGGCCGAGTCGACGATCGGCGGCTTCCTGTCGGGCCTGACCGGCGGCAAGGGCTTGGGCGGCACCGTTTCCGACTTCCTGGGCGGCCTGGCGGGCGGCAGGGGCGTCAAGCTGCCCAAGGCCAGCGCACCGAAGAACTTGCCGCCGTCGGCGATCGCGCACGGTATCGGGGTCACCCCGTCCATGAACGCGGGCAACCGGGCCGCGCCACTGCCGAAGAACATTCCGCCCTCGGTCGCAGCGCACGGCCTTATCCCTCAGAAGATCGCGGCGCCCCCGTCTGCTGCGAAGCAGCTCGGTACCTCGATCCGGAATGCGATCTCGGGCGGCATCGACCACATCGACTGGGGCAAGCTCGGCAGCCACCTCGGCAAGGGGCTGGCCAACGCGATCGGCTGGGTCGGCAAGCACACCGCCGACCTCGTAAAGCAGCTCATCGGCATCTTCTCGAACATCGACTGGGTTGAAGTCGGTAAGGCCTTCGGCGGGAGCGCAATCCCGTTGGCGATCGGCTTCATCGAGAATGCTTTCGCTCCGCTGTTCTCGTTGGACTTCTGGAAGAAGCACTGGCTCGACACGATCATCGCCGTCGTCTCCGTCATCCCGATCGGCCGCGCTGCGGGCGCTCTCGGCAAGGTCTTCGAGCACATCCCGTTCCTGAAGGTCTTCAAGCCGCTGCTGGACGGGGTCGGCAGGCTCGGAGGCTGGCTGGAGAAGGGATTCGGCAAGTACGTCCTGAAACCGCTGGGGCGCTTCGGGCGCGCCATGTGGGACGGCATCGTCGCCGGTTTCACCAAAGTCTTCCCCGAGTCCGCGGGGAAGCTCAGCGGCCTCATCGGCAAGCTCGCCTACAACATCTTCGGATACGCCGGACGCTTCGCTGCAGCCGGCCTACGTCTGATCGAGGGCCTTGGCCGCGGCATCCTAAGCATCGGCGGCAAGATCGGCGAGTGGACCGGCCGGATCATCGGCTGGATCGTCAAGCCGTTCGCCCGAGCTGGGTCGTGGCTGATCGGCAAGGGCAAGGCCCTGGTCGGTGGACTGAAGGACGGAGCCGTCTCTGTCGGCAAGTCCATCGGTGGTTGGATGTGGCGGACCATCGGCCGACCTGCGGTGGATGCCTTCAAGGGCGCCGGTTCGTGGCTAAAGACCAAGGGCGGCGCCCTCGTCTCGGGACTGAAGTCGGGTATGACCACCGGCGCCAAGGCCATCGGGGGATTCACGAACCGGTGGGTCATCTCGCCTGTGACGGACGCCTTCAAGACGTCTGGCTCGTGGCTGAAGACGCGCGGCGGCCAGATGGTCGGCGGCTTCCGGTCTGGCGTGTCCACAGGGGCCCGCGCGATCGGCGGCTTCGTGAACAAGTGGGTGATCAAGCCGGTCACTGGGGCTTTCTCCACTGCTGGAAAGTGGTTGTGGTCGGCGGGCGGTCATCTGCTGTCGGGTCTGAAGTCCGGCATCGTCGGCGCGATCAAGGGCATCGGCGGCTGGATCAAGAAGTACTTCATCGACCCGATCGTCGGATCCGTCAAGCACTTCTTCGGAATCCACTCGCCGTCCCGTGTGTTCATGGGCATCGGTGGGCACCTCGTCGGCGGTCTGCTGAAGGGCATGGCCTCAACGTCCGGCGCGGAGATCGCGAAGACCATCTTCGGTGACCTGCCGCACGCGCTCGGATCGATCGTCCACAAGGGCCTCGTGTCGATCACCAAGCTGCCCGGCAAGGCGCTCAAGGCCCTCGGCGGCCTGGGGGGCGACATCCTCGGCCTGCTCGGCCTCGGCGGAGGCGGCGGAGGATCCTCGGCGAACCAGAAGATCGGCGCCACTCTGGCGGCTACCCGAGGCTGGATGGGCCCGCAGTGGACTGCCCTCCAGGCGCTCTGGAACGGCGAGAGCGGCTGGAATGAGCGGGCGCTGAACAAGAGCAGCGGCGCCTACGGCATTCCGCAGGCTCTGCCGGCAGGCAAGATGGCGTCGGCCGGTTCGGACTGGAAGACGAACCCCGCCACCCAGATCAAGTGGGGTCTGTCGTACATCGCGAGCCGGTACGGCAACCCGCTCAACGCCTACAGCGCTTGGTTGTCCCGGTCGCCGCACTGGTACGCCAAGGGCACCGGCGGCGCCGCACCCGGGCTGGCCTGGGTCGGCGAACGCGGGCCGGAACTCGTCTCGTTCAACGGCGGCGAGAATGTCCTCAGCCACAAGGACTCGATGACGTTCGCCAAGGCCAACGGCATCCGCGTGCCCGGCTACGCCTCGGGCACGATCCAGAACGCCGCCGACCGGGTGAGCCGCGACAGGCAGAAGGTGGAGGACGCCAAGGACGCCCTGTCCCGCGCCAAGAGGCGCCACAAGGGCGAAGCCGCCGCGGAGAAGCACCTCAAGGCCGCGGAGAAGGAACTCGCGGCCGCCGAGATCGCGCTGAAGAACGCACGGCGCTCCGCTAAGACGAGCATCTCCAACAGCATCGCCACCGGGCTACTGAAGACCCTCAGCACGGGCACCGCTTCCGCGATCACCTCGGCGATCAAGTCGTTGGCGACGAAGCTCCTCAATGCGGGCTTCAACAAGACAGCGGCGAGTGTCCAGAAGAAGGGAGGCCAGCTCGAGAAGCTCGCCAGCAAGAAGGCGTCGATCGAGAGCCAGATCAAGGCGGCCAATCAGTACGCCAGCGATCAGGCGTCCAACATCAGCGACTTCCTGTCGATCTCCGGGACGTCGGCAACGGATGTGGGTGGCCTCATCTCCCAGCTGTCCGGCCAGGAGAAGACGGCGTCGTCCTTTGTCTCCCTGACCAAGTCACTCAAGGCCAGGGGGGCCAGCAAGGCGCTGCTGCAGCAGCTCTCCGACGCCGGCCCGGGCAGCCAGCTCGCGGCCATCCTCGGCGCGAAGAGCGTTACCACGACGGACATCAGCAAGCTGAACTCGCTGGTGGCGTCGGGCGGGAAGCTGGCCAGCAGCTTCGGCCACGACATGGCCGACCTGATGTACGACAGTGGCAAGGACGCCTCGAAGGGCTTCCTCGCCGGCTTGAAGAGCCAGGAGAAGGAGCTCGGCAAGCAGATGGCCAAGCTCGCCTCCGACTTGGTCAAGCAGATCAAAAAGGCTCTGAAGATCAAGAGTCCGAGTCAGGTGTTCCGGGACGAGGTCGGCAAGCAGGTCGCCCTCGGCATGGTCGTCGGTATGGACGCGCACCGGCCGCACATCGCCGCAGCAGCGCATCGCATGGCCACCACCGCAAGGAAGGCCGCAGTCCTGCCGTCGCTCCCGACCCGGCAGTCAGCCGCGCTCGACCGGCTGTCCGCGCTCCTCGCGAGCGGGCAGGCCGGGGGCACTGAGGTGCATGTCCACTTCGATGACGACCGGTTGCGCGACCTGATCGATGTCCGGGTAAAGCCGAAGATCAAGCAGTCGGAGAGCACTCAGGCGTACCGGGCGAAGGTTGGCCGCCGCAGCGGCTGACCGCCTGGGCGCCACAGTGATTGAGGAGGGGAGGTCTCGATGCCGCCGCCGTACACGAGCTATGCCGCGCTCGCGGCCGAGCATGTTGAGGGAGTCGATTACCGGCGCGTGCACACTACGCCGGCTGGCTGGTCGTGGCTCTCATCGGCCGTGCACGGCGGCGCCATCGAGGCCGGAACCTCCGAGATCGCCCAGTACGTTGCCGGGTCGAGGATGGCCTACTACGCGTTCGAGGGCATCATGGCCTCGAACAACTCCGACCTGCACATCACGTCGACGCTCATCGACTACCCGGACCTGCTCGCCATCGCGCCGGGCGCCCGCCGCTGGCTGTCCTTCCACGGGATGGCGGACCGGACACCAGGCGTGGCAGAGGTGGCGGTCGGCGGCCTGGACGGGCAGCTGGTCGCCGCCGTCATCTCCGCCCTGACCGCGGCGGGTTTCTCCTGCGCCGCACCACCCAGTGAGATCGCCGGCACCGACCCCGACAACATATGCTCGCGCGGTCTGACCCGGGCCGGCGTGCAGCTGGAGTTGTCCAACGCGTTGCGCGCCAGCTTCTTCCCCGGCGGGGACCTGTCGCGGACGATGCGCGAGTCCGGGCAGCGCACGAGCACCTTCTACGCGTTCGGGAACGCGCTGAAGAGCCTCCAGTTCCTCAACTTGTCCTTCAACGCGGCTACGTCCTCCGTCCACGCCAGCGGAAACCCGGTCGGCATCTACGACACGTTCACCCGCACCGTGTCCAACAGTTGGGGCACCGCGGACAGCGGCCAGACGTGGACCAACACCGGCGGCAGCACAACCGACTTCTCGGTGTCCGGCAGCCAGGCGCTCGCCGCAGTGAACAGCGTCAACAACAGCCGGTGGGGCACGCTGCCCACCGGACAGGCCGACTTCGAAGTCACGGCCAGCTTCGCCACCGACAAGCTCGCGGTCGGCGGGTCTCAGTTCTGCTCGCTGGCGGGCCGCCACACGGACACAGATAACACCTACTTGGCGCGGCTCGAGTTCACCACCACCCAGGTCGTGAACTTGACGATCCGTAAGCGGGTCGCCGGCACCGAAACGCTGATCGGCTCCACCATCACCACCGCCCTCACCCATGCGGCTGGCACCCGATTCGCCGTGCGATTCCGGGGCTCCGGAACCACCCTCCAGGCCAAGGTCTGGCTCGCATCCGGATCAGAGCCGGGCACCTGGACCGACACGGTCACGGACAGCAGCATCACCACCGGCTACCGGGTCGGCGCCCGCTGCATCCTGTCGTCCAGCAACACGAACACCTTGCCGGTCACGTACTCGATCGACGACTTCAAAACTCTCGGCTTCACCAGCCTCCAGCGCTCAACCGACGGCGGCACAACCTGGGGGACAATCAACAGCGGTGTGCCGCCGTGGCCCACCGCTCTCTCGCAGGACCACACGGCTCCCACCGGAGACGTCGCCAACCTGTACCGGATCCAGCAACTCGACCTGACATCCGCCGCCGTCCTCGTCGAGGGCGACCAGGAATCCATCACCCCCGCCGTGGCCACCTCCGGCATCACAATCAGCGCAGCGGTGCAGACCGTGTTCCCACCGCGCGTGCTCGTGTCTGTCACGGGAATGACCAGCAGCAACATCGCGACCGCGACCTTGTACCGGCAGATCGGCACCGACCGGACAGCCGTCCGCGCGGCCAGCGAGGTGACGGTCACCGGGCAAGACGCGCTCCTGCGCATCGACGGCGAGGAACCTTTCGGCGTCCCGCTCACCTACATTGCTTCGCTGACCGATGCCATCGGAAGCCGAGCCGAACTCACCTCCAATGCGGTCACCTGCACGGCAACCACCGACGTCATCTCCGACGCGATCCGCGGCGTCGGCGCCCACGTCTTCATCGAGGCGTGGGACGACAAGAAGCGCACCAGGGACGCCACCGTCTTCAACGTCAACGGGCGCCTGGTCGTGGTCGGCAAGAAGCGCTCGGCTGCCCAGGCGCAGATCACCGTTTCCACCGACACCGACGCGGACGGCGACGCCCTGCAGGACATCCTGAACAACGCCACCGAGGGCACCATCCTCATCAGAAAGGACGAGACGCACCCGGGGGTCGACGGCCACCTCGCGCTGCTGGACGACGACGAACGACGCAACTGGCAGACGCCGTATCGAGCCTGGGACCTGAACACGGCCGAAGCCGACGCCTGGCCCGACACCCTGGAAGCCGCCGGATTCACGCTCCAGGACATCGTGAACAACTTCACCACGCTCCAGGACATCGCCGACGCCTTTCCCGGCACCCTCCTGGACATCGCCCAGTACGACTTCGGACCCTGACATGCTCGATATGTCGACAACCGCGCTGTCCGTCGTGCAGGGCAGCTACACGATGGACGTGCGTGCCGAGTCCTGGCTCGACGGGCAGCTCATCGCCGACAACATCCCGATCGCCGACGGCACCGAAAGCCGTGACCGGTCCCTCGCCATCCCCGAGCAGATCTCACTCACCGTGCCGCGCCGCGACCGCGGATTCGACTGGGATCCCGGAATCGACCCATCCCACCCGCTCGCCGCCTACGGGCAGCAGCTGCGGATCGACTACGGCGTCGACATCGGCGGCGGGCAGATGGAATGGGTCAACCGCGGCTGGTTCCTGATCGTCTCCTCGGAAACCGACGGCGAGACCGTCACCGTCAACTGCCAAGGCCTGCTGACCCTGATCGACGAGGCCAAGCTCATCTCACCGTTCCAGCCGAGCTCGACCGACACGCTGGGCACCATCATCCGCGGCCTGGTCGAGCCCGCGCTCACCATCAACTTCGATGGCGCCCTCACCGACCGCAGCGTGCCGCTCGGCATGCAATGGGACACCGATCGGCTCGGAGCCCTGACAGAGGTGTTGGACGCCTGGGGTGCTGAGGCGACCGTAACCGCGGACGGCTACCTGTACGTCGCCCCGGTCACGGATGTCGGCGCCCCAGT